ACAGGAAATCCTTTAACTACAAAGTTACCGCCTATATCCTGAATATTGGGGACAAGTTTACACAATTGATCTAAATCATTACCCACAGAAGTTAAAATATCTACAACATTATCAATATCTACATCAACATCCTTATACTTATCCTTAAGATCATCCAGATATGTGACGGCGGCGGCGCCTGCCAGCCCCGTTTCAATAAGTGTTGTAAGTTCCTGAGGCAGGGAAAGTGAGGGCAATGCGGGTATTTGCCCCTCTATTAATTGTTTTGCAAGTTTAACTTTCTGAGCAATAGAAGCACCGAGTGTTGCCTCGACAAACCCAGGAACACTTGCAATACCTAAAGGTAATACCGTCAAAGCCTTATCTGCAACCGACAAAAGGTTGTCAACTTGTTTTGAAAGATCTTGAACTGACTGTGCTGGTCCGCAACTCATTTTTATCCCCTTAGTTTAAATTAATCGTCGGTGCGCCAACGCTGAAAATACCTGTTGCTGTTATTCCAAATGCCGCAGTATTCATTAGTGTTGCCGCATGAGTATATGTTGCCGCCGCTGATGAAACGGCTAATGTGCCTGCAGAAACAAAACTTGTAGCAATTGTAGAATTTGTAGCAATAGTTCCTGCTTGTAAACCAATCTTACCGAATGATGAGGTGCCAATATTGATATCACCGCCAAAAGTGTCTATAAGAATGTTACCAAAATCACCATCCAAAGTGATGCCGAGGAAGGCTGATACTGAAACTTTACCAAGCGTGCTACTAACTTTATAATTTTCGCGAACAATCAAATCTTTAGAACCAAGACTTGTTTCTGTATCTGTTCCTGCTCCTGTAACACCCAAACCATTTTTAGCCGCGACACGAACACCTCGGCTACCTTCAATGTTCAGGCTATAATCTGACATAACCTCTCTTACGTCATTACCCTGAATCTTTGTATGTTCTGTTCCTCGAACTGTGGAATATTTGTTACCTGTAATGTCCTCATAGTAATCACCTTTAACATTAACAGTCATATCACCTTCAACCGTAAGATTCAAATCACCCTTAACAAACATGTTTTTGCCTTTTAGCGAAATTTCATAATCTTCACCGACAATTTTTGTAACCTTAGTGCCATCAGGATGTATTTCATCAAATGTACCTGCCTTATGATAAGTATGAAGACGCTCTTGACCGGGCGTATCGTCAACCTCAAACACATGTCCGCTTTCAGTTTCCCTAACATGATTATAAGGATATTGAGACTTTGTTTCTTCTACGCCTTGAGGGTTAGGCTCATTCCAAGATGATGCTGTTCTCCTACCACCAGGATCGTCACCTTCAATATTAGGTGCAAAGGCAATAGGAACTTCTTTAATACGCATAGCTCGGCGGGATGCCAATGAGTAATGTTTTTCACCCATTGTGTCTCTAGCCAATCTTGATTGGTCAGATTCCGGAACTGTATTGCGTCCTGATTTGTTAGAATTTAAAGGATATTTTCCATTAGGGTCATTGAAGCCAACTTCTTTATTAGGAGGTTGCATAGACAATGCGGCAATGGTTCCCATAATAATAGGAATCTGTCCTTCTCTACCATCAGCGAAAAAACCAACAACATGTGTGCCTTCAACCATACCGCTTGCAGATTGACCAATACCTGAAACGCCCGCAGAAGTAATAGGTTGCATACAAGTTGCAAGGGGCAAGTCAGCCGTGGGTAAAACAGCCTTATCAGGATTGTGATATCCTATAATACGAACTCTTACTCTGCCTAGTTTACTTGGGTCATTCCTATCTTCAACAACACCTTGAAACCAACAAAATTCTGAATACACATTTTCCATTAAAATTCTCCGGCGCCGTCACGGGCAATTTCCAAAATCATATTATGTCCCAGTTTATCTATATCATGTCTAATACCTGTTACAATATAAACACCCGAAACTTTGTCATCAAATAAATTTTCATATTCAGGATTACTTTGCCCTTTATCACCAACACTAGGATAATTAAACTTGATTAATCTACCAACTTCAATGTCTGTTTTACCTGGAACTGTAATTTCATATTTTAAAACATCCAATTCAGCCAAAGAGGACTCTCGATAGCATACCGAGGATACTTGTGAGATGTCAAACGCATTTTTATTACCAAATAATCCAGATGCCCCCGCTTTATATTGTCTTTTACTTAGAGGGTCTGCAAACATACCCTTAGGGATAGGATTTATATTTCCTATATGTTTAAAACTATCATAGTTTATATCCAAAACACTTTTGTCCTGTTCACGCCTAGCCGGTTGTTCAGGTGTGTAATCAAACTTAATATTGTAAATATCTTTCTTTGTCCAGTCATAACCATGTGTGACACTGCCGTAATATCCAGAACTTTGGTTTTCAATTTGGTCAAAATGTCTAGGATATTCCATTTTACTAACAGTTGTCATTTTATTAGAAATAAATGGTGAAGTATATTTAAAATTACTTGAACGTTTATCCTGTGAATCTATTGTAATTTCATCCAAATTACTAACATAAACATATTCATCATACAATGTTTTTGTATCTTTTTGTTCCTGTGTGAGAGCAGTTATAGAAGTAAAATAATGTCCTTTGTTAGATTCAAAGAAAAGTGTGTTTGGTAATTTGTATTCATTACCAACAGTATTTTTTGCAACGTAGTTCATACATTTAAAGGGTGACCAATAATTGGATACAAATTCTAAGTTGTTTGAAAAATGTGGTGTATCTAGAATAGTTATTGAGGGATCTCCTGAATCTTTAAAATCAGGAGTCATAACACGCGGCTCGACGATATATTCAGAAAACAATTGTAAAGCGATTTCTTCGGTTGAACCATTAAATTTTTCACTTAGTCTAGTTATATTATCCTTAATACCTTCTATTGACATAAACTGAATTGTATAAAATTGTTCTCTATCACTGTTCAGGAATCTATCAGTTACGGCATAAATTACAAATGTTTTGTGTATAACATTTTCAGGTGTATCATTAAGTGCGGGTGTTCTAATTTTAAATGTAATTGTATCTCTACCTAGGATAGGACTATTAGTTAGTAGATTGACGGCATCACTTACAACAACATGTCCAAATATGCAGGGTGTATGGATACTTTCGTGTAAAGTAATTTCAAGGAAAAAGTTTTGTAAATCTATTGATTCCTTAATGCCTGTATTAAGATAGATAGATTCTATCCTAACATCACCCGCTGATTGTTGTAAATTTTGTGCCATTATTCGTTAATCAATTGTTTAAATTCAGTGATAAAATCATTTAAATATCTAGGTTGCAAAACTTTAATGTTTTGCCTAGAATCATTCTCAAATCTTTCATGCTCTATGTGTGTTACCTCAAACATTTCACCGGCTGTAATAAGAGCAGCATTGTAATCAGAACAAATTAAAGGACTATCATATAATGCAAAATGATGTGTTGCATTGGCGTTTCCTGCGCCATATTTCTTTTCAACAAGAGCGTCAAGTTGTTCCTCTGTATAATACCATTCTAAGTAAGGATCTATAATATTATTAATTAACAATATGACCCAATGATATTTTGCATTATTATAAAGGAAGAACGAAATATCCTCGGGTCTTTCTCCCGACTTAATTGTATATTCTTCAAGGAATGCTTCATTTACAATAAATGAATCTTTAGGGGCAACTCTACGAAATATATCTGTTAACGTAATTAAGGATTCGTTACCATCATTTTTTTCATCAATCTTATATAAAATTTTAGGAAAGTGTTCAAAAAACATTTTAGTAACCTTGCTCAATTCTATCTTTTGTCATAAGTTCAAGCTCTTTAAATGCCAATTGCATTGTAATTTCTGAAGGTGCGCCGCCTACATCCTTAAATGTAGTAAAAGAGCCGCCAGCGCCATAATCCACTTTCATATCTGTTAATGCACATGTAGATATTTTATTGACAAATCTATTTTCGGCGCCCCTATATCTAAATTCTATCTGAAACTCGGAAGGATATGTAAGGAAGAAATCACTTGTATCTCTGCCTGAGTGCATATGATATTTGAATGTATCAATGATTTGCATAACATTTTCTAATTCATTTCTATTTCTCGGAGCGAACTTCCATTCAAAAGCAAAGTCTCGAAAGTTCATAGTTTTAAAGAGTTGCTCTTTAAAAGGATTTACAACCTTTTTAGTGAGTGCTTGAACCGTGCCGCCAAAATCTACATTTAATCCAATTTGTTTAAAAATATCAGAAACACCTATCAAACCTCGACCTATTGCCTCACCTGCTCCCCCAGCACTTTTTAAAAATTCGTCTAAACTTGTGGTACCCGGTCCCACTTGTGTTATAGCACCGCCTATTGTTCCCAATTCAGTATCCTGCCATTGTGCGCCATACTTAGTGCTAAGAGACTGAGGAATATAAAGTTGAATAATTGTATTTGTTTTAATAAGTCCCGTTCTAGAATTGAGTGCATTGGCACCTAGGGCAAATCCACCTAAACCCACAGCCGTTTTTAATACTCCGCTAGCGCCGCCGCCGCCCAAAGCCTTGCCGGTCGCTAAGGCCGCCACACCACCCGCAGTTCCTAATGCGACAGCCTGAGCAGTAGCCACAGAAAATAATCCTGCTCCCTGTTCTGCATTTACTCTATTTTCACTACTATCTGAGTATAAAGCACCTGGAGCCTCACCGCTTCTAATAGCTTTTGCTTCATTAGAAGGTATTCTTTCTAGAATATTAAACACCATAGAGTGTGGTTGAATTTCGGAATCAATGTCCTGAGGATACCGATATGTTCTTTTTTGTTTACGCCGTTTGGCACGTTCAATTCTTTCTTCAACATTTAGGTCACCATTGCCTTGGGGAACTTCTTTTATAACAGAATTGGCTTGGGATGCCTCTTCATTACTAGATGTGACTGCATCCTTATTTTGGCTAATCTCATCGTTTCTGTTTGGACCACCCCGAGAATTTTTTCTTCTCTGTCTTCGTTGTCCTGGTGTCTCTTGTGCCATTTGTGATAAATACCTTTATTACATTGTTTTAGACTATTTATATGACTTATACCAAAAATTTACACCAAGGGCGTTTTATTCCTCGCAATCCTAAAAAGTATCGCGGTGACCCTACTAATATTATTTATCGCTCTAGTTATGAGCTTAAATTTATGAATTGGTGTGATATGAATGAAGACCTTCAAGAATGGGGTTCCGAAGAAATTGCAATACCTTATAGGTCACCCCTTGATAATAAAATACACAGATACTTTCCTGACTTTTATATAAAGGTAGGTAAGAAGAAGTATCTAATTGAAATAAAACCAGAACGTTTTACAAAAGAACCCACAATACCTAAAAGAAGAACAAAACGTTTTATCAACGAGGTAAAACAATGGGGCGTGAA